ATATTTATTTGAATAGATAGAGACGTATAATACTATGAGCGATGTAACAACTCCAATAACAAATCCTACAACCCTTGTTGACCAAGATAGGGTAAGATGGCCAGGAAGTGGTTCTGCCGTTCCAGGTCATACTCCGTATGGTTTCTATGATTCTGACACAATTTTCCAGTCGGATGCACAGGCATCCGCAATTTGGGCCGCATATCGTCTCGGTTATCCGATAGTTGATATCGAAATGTTAGATGTCAACTTCTATGCCGCTTTCGAGGAATCGGTAAATGAATATGCCGCCCAAGTCAACCAAATGAACATTCAGAACTATCTTTTGACTTTTCAAGGTCAAAACATATCTTCTTTGGGTAATTTGACTGGTAAAGCGGTTACTGTTGATAATTTACCTTACATCATTGAAATTGGCAAGGGATACGGTAGAGAAGTCGGCGTCGGTGGATACGCTGATTGGAAGAAGGGATTCGTCATAACTCAACCAATGCAACAGACTTACGATTTACAAGAACTGTGGGCAAATGAGGTTGAAAACTGTAATCGTATCGAAGTCATGAGAATTTTCCACGATTTCCCACCAGCATTTGCTCGTATCTATGACCCATTCTCAATGACCGGTATGAGTTATTCGAACGTTATGAATGAAATGGGATTTGGTGCCTATTCACCAGCCGTTCAATTCTTGATGACTCCAATCTTTGAAGATTTGCTTCGTGGTCAGGCAATTCAATTTAACGACATGGTTCGTAAATCCGCCTACTCGTTTGAATTGGTAAACAACAAATTGAAGTTGTTTCCTATTCCTACGTTCTCATTTAAGGTGTATTTCAACTACATGGTTCGTAATGACAGATTGAGTGGTTCTTTGGCAAACGCATCAGGAAGTGTGGCTGATTATGCTAACATTCCTTATAACAACATTGCTTACAGCACAATTAACTCGGTTGGTAAACAATGGATTCGTAAATACTTTTTGGCCGTCTGTAAGGAAATGTTGGGTATTATTCGTCAGAAATATCAATCACTTCCAATTCCTGGCGGTGAAGTTACTTTGGATGGTGCCGAACTTCGTAATGAAGCACAACAAGAAAAGACAGACTTGATTACTCAATTGAGAGAGACGTTACAGGCGGCAAGTCAAAAACAACTAATGGAGAACCAAGCCTTACAAGCGGAACAAATGCAAGAGACATTGAAAAGAGTTCCACTATTTATCTACATAGGATAATATGAAAAAATCACAACTTAAACCACTAATCAAGACCGTGTTGAGAGAAATGTATAAGAAACAACTCAACGAATGGTCAACAGGAACAGAAGAAGATTATGAAATTGAATTCGATTCTCTTGTAATTCCTGGCTTAACAACCGATATGGATGCTGTCTCGGTGAAGATTAATATTGACTACGAAGGACAGGCAGGAACTCCAGCAAGAGGTATGTTTGGGCCTCCAGAACATTCTTCTCCAGCAGAACCGGACGAATTAAACATACTTGATTGGGATTTTGTTCTATTAACAATTACCCCAGAACAAGGCCCGTCTAAAGAAATTGACAATTTCCAAACACTTTCAAAAGAACAATTTATGGTTTTGAAAAAGGCCGTGAATGACTATATTGAAACAAATAAGGACAAAATTGAAGGAGAAATTTTAGAAAAATTAGGTAATATAGAACCTGATTATCCAGAACCAGACCGTGAAGACGATTACTTTGAAGATAGATAAATTATGAAAACAAGATTATTTGAAAATACAGGCGGCAATAAATTCAGATTGCTCAAAGAGAGTGTCAATGTAAATGAATCGCTTGTGGCGTCGGGCCTCAAGAAAGTTTTCATGAACGCAGGCAATGCTATTACCTTTAACCACATCGAATCGGTTGGTATGGGATACATCAAAGACATCAACACAGCCAAACAAGTTGCTCTTCAAGAAGCCAGAGTTCTAGCAAAAGAATATGGATACAAAGAAGACGAAGATAAAGCCAGATTCGTAAAAGAAAACGACTTTTCAAAACTTGATGCTCAAAACCCATCACATGCACAAGCCAAGGTTGCTTCCAATGAACCTGCTTCTGACGAAACTGATATGGGCAATCCAGAAGAAAAAGAAGAAGTCAAACTTGCTTCAGAAATTCTAAATTGTCTATCTGTGATTTATACAAATAATCCAGAACTCATACATGATACTGACGAGAATGATATTCAAGTCAATTTGAAGAAAATTGAAAAAGCAGCAAGACAATTGCTGAAGATTCACGGTCAACAATAATATGGGATTACTAGGAAGATTTTTCAGTCCGAGAGATTTGAAGTTAATCGCTTCATTGAATGCTCAACTGTCGGGTGATATTCTTCAAACGGAAGTCTTCATCTATAAGATTTGTCCAGAACAAACGGTTATTAACATTTACGGTGAATCGAGTCCTCAAAATGGTAAGATGTTTTGGCCTGGTGTTGAATGCACTTGCCTCATTGATAGAGCCGATATTGATACAACATATGACCAATTCGGCCCTGATAGAAATCAGACGGTGGTATTTAAGTTCAGAGAAGATAATTTAAAGACCGTCAATCTCTATCCAGAAGTCGGTGATATTGTTGAGTTCAATAAACGTTATCATGAAATTGACAATGTGGTTCAAGAACAATTTTTGGGCGGTCAGCCCGATAAATCTTTGAGTATAATCGTTAATACTCATTACTCAAGACTTAGCAAATTAAGTCTTGTAAACAGACAAGTATAATATGGCATGGACAGGCGACCCAAACAATCCCGTTCCAAATATCGGAAATGTCAAAGGGGATTTAAGTCAGGAAATTGCCCAACAGTCTTCAAATTTAAGTGAAAAGAAGACTGATGTAAATCGTGCGTATCAAAAGAGACGTGATACTGACAATCAAAAAGACAACACAGTTTCAATCCTAGACATTGATACCGCCATAATGAAACAACTTGAAAAGTTTCAAATGACGGTAACTGATGAAGGAAATCAAATTAAAGTTCCGTTCTATTTTGCTTCTCCTGAAAAATGGAAATCTATTCAAAAAGACGGTGTAATTCGTGATTATAATGGAAAAATGATTTTACCAGCGGTGGTTCTCGAAAGAACTTCATCTGAAAAAGATGAACAAATGATGATGTTTAATCGTTATATAAACTATCCTGTAATGAGACAACATTCAGAGAAAAACCGATACACAAAATTTAGCATTTTAATCGGTCAAAATGCTCCTGTGAATGAAGTCTATGATATCATAATGCCAAAACATATGGTGTTCACTTATCATTTTATTCTTTGGACTGAATATATTGAACAAATGAATTCATTGGTTGAAAAGTTCAGTTTCAATACTGATGATTATTGGGGAGATTTAAGAGGACTTAGATTTAGAACAAAGATACAATCCATTTCTCACGCAGTAGAATTACAAGTTGATACCGACAGACTTGTTAAGAGTGAATTTGATTTAGTCGTCAACGGATATATCCTGCCTGACGTTATGGACAAAGTTGCTGGAAAACAAATGACGGCTGAAAAATTCTTTACACCAAAGAAACTTATTATGGGACAAGAAACTGTTATGACTGAATTTAATCCTGTGGCTCCATTGCCAGAAAATACTGAAAAATGGAGAAATCAAAATTATCCAAATTTACAAAAAGATGTTCCGATTATTCCGCCTCCTACTGTTCAAGGAAATCCACTCAATACATCCGGCTCTATATTACAGTAAATTTCGAAAATCCTATATTTATTAGGTATAACGATGAGGTAATAATAGATGGCCATAAGTAATACAAATCCAAATCCCAAAGACGTTGTAATTTTACAACGTGATGATACTAATACGTATTATGGGGAAACTCATATCTCAGGTTCACAATTATTATTACATATAAATTCGTCTGGGCATCTTGATGCTGACACATCTTCGTCTTTTTATAGTCTTTATCCACCGCCTCCATCATCGGGAATAACATCATTATCATCATCCTGGGCAAGTTCATCATTAGTATCAATAAGTTCATCTTTTGCGTCGGCATCAATTTCATCTTCTTATTCAAATACCGCTTCATATGCTTTAAATGCTGGAAGTGGAGGTACAACTTTAACAACGGGGTCTACTTATCCAATCACTTCTAGTTGGAGCAATAC